CTATAACAACAGAATAAAGGAAATATTATGGCAATAAATTATCCAAATAATCCAACTTTAAATGATACTCATGTAGTAGGTGGTGTAACTTGGACATGGGATGGCACAGCTTGGACTATAATATCTACAGCCGGCGGTGGTGGCGGAAGTTCGTACAATGATGCTTCTGTTGATACACATTTAAATACTAGTAGTGCTAATTCTGATGAAATATTAAGCTGGGATGGTTCAGATTATGTATGGGTAGCTGATCAAACTGGCGAAGGCGGAGGAGGCGGTGGCGGAGCCACTGTGATAGGTGACCTAACAGATGTTAATATTTCAAATCCTCAAGATAATGAAGTTTTAAAATACAGTTCAGGAGAATGGGTCAACGGCACTGATCTTACAGGCGGCGGCGGCTCAAGCGATTATGCAGATTTAGGTGATGTACCAGTAGGACATACGCCTGCAGAATTTTATGAAAGTGCTATTGCTACACTTAGAGTAGGTAACACTGGAACATCTGCTTACACATTTAACAGTCATTATTCAGGAGATAATCCAACTATATATGCAATAAGTGGAACAACTATAGCATTTGATTTAAGTGATGTTGGTGGACATCCATTTTTATTACAAGATTCTGTTGGCACAGATCTTACCTCAGGGTTAGTGCATATTGCAGCAGATGGTACAGCCAGTTTTAATGCTAATGCTCAAGGTAAAGACTCAGGAGTATTGTATTGGAGAATACAAGAAACTTTAGGTAGTCCACCTAACTATAGATATCAATGTTCTTCTCATATAGGCATGGTTGGTGCAATTACAATTAAGCGTCTAAGCACCCTTTAAGAAATTTTTTAAACTATATCTTAATCTTTGTAGTTCAACTACGTTTTCTCTAATAGTATGAGGATTTACGTTTCCATCATGTTCACTTGCATGACCATTGTTTATTAAATTAACATGATTAATAAGTTCATTTAACATTTGTTGTGCTTGTCTTTTATTTTTGTCTATCTTTATTCTACTGATAGACTGTTGAAATTCATTTACTTCTGTTTGAAATTTTGCACTTTTTTTTAAAGTTAACATTTTTATTCCTTAGGAGTTGGACGTAACTGATAAAAGTCTAATGATGGATCTTTGTTACTTGTTTGGGTAATACTACCTCCATCCATTATACTTTCTAATCCTACAGGCATACAAGGCGGCACATGAAAAACGCTACCTTCTTTAATTTCTTTTTCGTATAGCATACCATCTTTAGTATCAATCCAGGCAATTTTAAAATTACCACTGTTAATAAACCAAGATTTTTCTGTGGACTTATGAAAGTGCATAGGTAATCCGCTACCAACACTTTCAAATACTAATATTTTTGATACATAATTATCTGTCTTTGCCCAGGTTGCTTCATAACCAAAATCACTTTTATCTACATTGTCTTTCATAATAAATCCATTACCTTAAATACTGTTTCTAGTTTAGTTTGATTTACCTTATTAGATAAGGTATTTTTAAGTCCGTTATGAATAGGTTTTGGCCAACTTTTAAACGTAGTCCAAGCATAGCCATCATGTTCATCATTTAATGCAGGAATAAACTCATTGTCTACTACACACAAATAAGTATGGAAATAAAATTTATCATCATTGCTTATAAATGTTTCTAGTGGTATAGTTTTTTTAATATCAATTTCGCCTATTTCCTCAAAGATTTCTCTACGTAGACCTTCCCAAGGAGTTTCAGATTCATCAGTTGTTCCGCCTACAAGTCCCCAAACGTCTTTTGCTCTACCTTGTGTTCTATGTAATAAAAGGAATCTTTTAGTTGATCTAGCATATACTAATGCACCACTACATATAATTGTCTTACCATTCATATATGTAGTTATTTTAAAACGCCAGTCTCCAGGTGCCATTTTGGTATTCGCCATCATATGCTAATAACCAGTCATTATCTTCATATTTGTACTGTTTACCTGTATTTAGATTAGTTGTGTAAACAACAGTACTGTCGTCTTCACTTGCATCAAATACTATATGCCATTTTGAGCCATCCCATTCAATTATATCTTTTGCACCAGCTACAAAGTCTGTACCGTCTGTATTTTTCCAAGCATCAGGCCCATCATAATTAGCTTCACCTACATTTTCGCTTGTGTTTATAGCATCTAGTATTAATATCCTTGGGTTTCCTAATTTAAGATTTGTGGGATTGGTTTTGTAAGGATTGATTATATAATCTATTTTATTTCTATCACCATTTGGACCATGCATTACTGTATCAGCAGGAAAACTATCTGCATCCCATGATACAGTAAGCTCGTAAGGATCTAATGGATTAATTACCACAGTTCCTACTAACTCATTTTTTATATCACTTCGGCTTAGTCTAAGTTCTGTAACTCCGCTGTTAAAATTAAAAGGCATATCTGAAATATATTCTGCCCATGTTTCTGAACCAACAACACCTTTGTTAATTAGTTTTGCAGAGTTACCTAAAACTAGTAGTCCATAATTATCATGTCCTGTTGTAGTAATTGAGTCTACATCGGTTTTGAATATACCTTCGCTTAATATTTGTTCTTCAATTTCGCCTGTGTTAGCAACAGCAATTCTTGTTGTAACATCACTCATAGCTCTTGGAGTATCATCATATGCTTGAGAACTAGGTCTAGCCAAGTCTAAGTCAATAGTGCCTTTTGTTTCATTGAATATACTTTGTACAACTTGTGTAATCACACCAAGACGTTTTACTTTTACAGGCGGAGATATGTATATTGGTGTAGTAAATGTCATTGAAGCAATGTCAATCTCACTATCAACACCTGCTGGAATACTTCTGCTACTAAAAGTTAAATTAGATAAATTTACAACACTTAAACTAGTCCAATCTATGTAATTGTCAGTAGTTTGTATTTCTAAACTTGGATTGAATAACATTAAAATTTGTTCTAATATTTGCAATTTTTGATCTGTGTTAGAACTCCATATATCTACATTTACTGTTAATGTGTAAGGTGTTGGCATTAATCTTTCAACGGTATAATTTTTGCCTTCTTTGTTGAGATATTCATTTCCAGCTGAATCAAATGCTTGTTCTCTTATGTTGACTTTGTTGACATAACTAGAGTCAGCAAGTCTTGTTGTATCCATTTCTAATCCTGTTATGTATACAGACATTCTTGGCGCACTTGGAATTTTATTTTCTGAATTATCTCTAATTATATTTGCAACTTGTCGAGTAAGATCACCGTACATAACAGGTATTTCTGTCAAATTCCCTTTTCCGTCTTTGTAACTAAAATTACTAAAAAGGCGGATCATTTGAGTTATGTACCTTCTTATTTGTCCATCATAAAAATGTTGCATAATTTATCCTCGACCCCATTTTTCGATGGCTCTTCTAAATTTTTCATTCCTAAAATATAAACCAAGCCTCTTAAATTCACGATTAAGTTGTTTTACGTGTATTTTATCAAATCCTTTATGTTTGTCCCAAGCGAACATATATTCAGTCATAATTTCTTGACTTAAATTTTCACCATGTACTTTCATGTACTCATTCCAAACTTGTTGAACTTGTTTTCTATTTTTAATTTTTTTTAATGCTCTAAGCACACGATGTTCATCAGTGCCAAACCAATCTGCTCTTGACCAATCGCCTAATCCAAATAGTGTTGGGTGCATTCCTTTATAGAATTCATCCACTAAGTCTTCAACTTCACCAGGTGCTAAAGGTTCGCCTTCTTCTCCGTCTTCTCCTTCTTCGCCGTCACCACCTTCATTATCTTTACCGCCTCCTGGTTTTATTTCTACAATACCAACAATTTTGTCTTGTTTTTGATTATCTTGCGTATAAGCATTTAGTGTTTCTTCAGCTGGAGTTCCTGCAATAGCACCAACAGCCGTTCCGGTAGTAGGATCAATTAATGCACCAGCTAATTCACCGTCCATTTGTACAGTAAGTTCTTTAAGTCTATCCTTGTCAAAATAATTTGTTCTTTGATCTCTAATAAATTCAGTTTCAGCATCATCAGCTAACCATTCTTTATATTGAAATATCCTAGTATCTGTAAAGTCAACATGTCCAATAACTTTGAAGTCGTCTTTTGCAAAATCATCGTCTTTATCTAGGGAAGGCAAAAGATCTTTCAATGGTATTTTCTTTCCGTTTTTATCTACGGTTGTAATACTAATAATTTTAAAAGGCTTAGGAACATTAGGAGCATTGTCCTCAATGTATTTTGTCATTTTTTTGTAAATTTCATCTTTGCCTTTTAGAAAAAAGCTGTAAGGAACTCTATCTACAGAAAATAGCTCTTCTTGTGAATCTACTTTGATAATAACCTTAAATAAGTCACTATCAGAATAATCTGCTTGTATTTGTGTTTTTTCTACTATTTTAATATCGCTATATTTCATGGTACCTCTCTACGAAAAATCCGGCAATGGAATTATTCTATCTGGTTTTTCTTTAGGCTCAGGCTTTGGCTTTGGCTTAGGCTTAGGCTTTGGCTTAGGCTCAGGCTTTGGTTCTGGCTTTGGCTCAGGCTTAGGCTCAGG